TGTTTATTGGCATTGCCTCGTAAATTGCCTTGTTTCGTCATTTCGTTTTTATTTTGATAAGTCGTAGGAATGAATTTATCAAGGGCCCGAACTGCAGCTTGTAGGCCGACCGCAATGGCTGCAGTTGACCGTTTGCCGCTCCGGCCGATGTTTGCCTTAAAGAAAGCAGTATCAGCAGCCAGAAGATCACCACCAAGTGCATACACAGCGTCGTGAGAACGACAAGTATCATCAAACTCATCGGTTGATGGAATGTCGGACACGACTGACTGTTGATGCAACCCGGCGGACCAATTTGGGCCACAGTAGTTACCATGATATTTCATTTATAGGGGGGAAGTCGCTAATACTATGTAGTTATCAGCGACATCTAGGGTGTGTTCAAGCACTAAGGTGTCATAATATTTTTCTAGGGCCACCTGCTCATCAGGGGTGTAACCCCAAGCCATGAAAAATGATGCTCTGGTAACATCTGCGACTGCTTGGGCCTTTGACTCAAGACCTTTGGCTAACATTCGCATACCACTCTGCATCTGTACCGAATTCTGCATATTCGATATAACTCCGTTGCGCATATAGCACTTGTACATTGCTTGCATGATCGGCACTCCACCACATAACGCTAATCCACACTCACCGATTGCATACAACCACTTCTTCATGGCCGTTGGCCCCTGAAGTGGATGGATGCACAGCGAGTCTTTTTCACGCGCAGTGTTGAAGTTGCGAACCATGGTCGTTCGACCACCAGCCATTTTGACTGGTCGCATTTGGCAAAATTCGACCTGCTCGAGAACGTCTACAGTCGGTTCTCTGGTCATTCTGAATCCGAGTTGGTAAAACCATTCATCCAACCCGCTTACAAATTGCTCTTCACACTCCCTCTCCATAAACACAACACAATCGTCACCATTATTGATGAACTTGATTGGAATGTTGCGTTCCTTAGCGTAGGTATGGACCATTCCACACATGTCTAGACAATTGCCTAACCCAGTGTTCATGTCACCACTAAACCTCCGGCCATTAACCTTATAGTTCAGCTTACCATCGTCACAATATCCGACGCCGCGATTATTCACCTGCCAACTAAGGTAGGTTCTCAAATTTCTATCACCT